AAAAAACTCATTTTTTATTTTTTTAATTAAGTTTGAGCATATCACTCTATCTATATTTGAAGGTAATATAATAAGGCGGAAAATTAATTCCGCCTTATTTAATTTTCATTTACATCATTGTGTTATACCAGGCTTCTCCTATAATTAAATAACCCTGTGGGTTATAATGAACATCGCCACCAATATCAGCTATGGAAGCCCCTATTGCGTCAGGGTCAATAACTATTATTCTACTTGGATCCTCATCTTTTAATTCATCATATACATCGTTTAGTTCTTGTAATAATGCTTCACCACCTCCAGTACCAACCGAGCCACTACGCATTTTAATTATAACAAAAGGTGTATCTGTTAAATAATTTGATAATGTTCTCCAATTAGATATTAAATCTCTTAGTTTGGTTTTGTAGGTAGCTTTTAATGTATTATTAATTACATCTGCTTCACCTTGTAAAAATATAGTTGACCTAAAATCTGGTATTTTGCCAATAGTTTCTAATTCTGCTATTGAGTTTTCTGTATATTCTTTAAGCTCCAACCACATTGAACCGTTAGGTGAATCCCATGTAGATATAGATTGGCTACCTAATGCATTTTTTATAACATAAACTTCTCTATTTAATCTTTTTTGTAATAGGTAAGAGGCGTTTTGTTCGCTCGCCCATTGATACTCCCCTGAATCAGCGGGAGCACCTACACCTCTATGAAATTCATTAACCGTATTAACGCCAGCCTCCATTTTTTCAAATGAATTTTCCCACCATATACTAACGAAATTTCTAACTCCTTGATAAATAGGGGGCAGTCCTGATAACAAAACAACACCCTCAGCATTAGACTGACCTATCATTTTTATAATAGTTGCTCTTTTGTTACCACCACCTGATATAATATTTTTAAGAATACTCATTATTGACTAATAATTTTAAGTTCACCTATAAATCCATCTCCACCACCATTAGCTACTGAGTCTGTTGTTAACCAAATATATTCATCTGTAATTATTGATGTATCTATATTGAAACTATTATTACCTACTGATAGTTCATGCACACTACCTGATGATTGCCCTAAAGATGCTAGTTTAAAGAATAGTTTACCGCTATTAATTGTAACACCATTAACTTCTACCGTTATTAGTGAATCTGCTGGATATACTTGATTGGATGTTTTATTTTCATATCTAATTGAGGCTTGATTTAAGCCTGATATAAGTCTTATTTTTTCAACACCTCCATCACTTGAAACATCACTTGTAGCATCTGTATTTTGTCTAACGTATTGCGCTAATGTCGTTGTTAATGATTCAGGATTAGTATAGAAATAAAATTTATTAGAAGGATTTACTACGCTTGCACCCGCTGAAACATTTGAAGTTATCTCTAACATATTAGTAAATTCAGAAATATAAGCATATATATAATAAGAACCTGTTGGTGTTGTTGGTGAAGTAGCAATTAAAGTAAAGTTTAAATTATCTGAACTTTTATAGTACTCCATATTACTACCGTTATAAAGTATTCTATACCATGTATCTGTTTCTTGTGCTTCAATTATAGATGCACTTCTTTGATATACATTACCAGACGCTATATAAATTCCAAAATCACCAGCAACTGAAGATATTATTGAACTATTTAAAATAATACCTTGTTGTCTTGTACTTGTAAATACAGAAGGTGTTTTAAATTGCACAAAAGTACCATCTACTAACTGATTTGTTGCCCTAAATGTTTTTATATTAGTAGCTGTGGCTGTGCCTGTAGCTCTAACTCTTCTTAATCCATTATCATATAATTGCATGTTGGAATCTAAAGCGTCAGCCCACTCTACATAACCAGTTACCGCTGTTGTAATATTATTCACCACGTTTATAGATGTGAAATCATCTGCATCATTACCGAAAACATCTTGTAATGGTGTAACACCACTAACATAAGTTGAAGTTATAGTATCACCTAATGACCAATCTTCTGTCACATCTACAAAAACTTGACTACTAGAAATTGATACAGCACTTACTGTTTTACCTACAAAAGAGAAATCTGAAATATCAGGAACATTAGAACTATTTAAAGGTCTATTATATGTAAATATTGCTCTGTTTTTATCATCTTCTTCTACTGTAGCACTTTGTCTAGTTGGTGCATCTGTTGGGTTTGCTGTTGAATCTGACACTTTAGATATTGTGTAATAGTAAAGAGAATTGTCAAAATAAAACGTTAGTAAATAAATAGCACCATCTTCTAAAACAAAATCATCACTTGTAGATAGTTTTCTAAATGCATTATCAAATGTTAATGTGCTTAAACCATCAGATTCTAACTTTAATGTAGTACCATAACCATTTTGAGCATTTGTAGTATTTGGAGATAATAATAAATTCGCATCCATTGCTTTTTCCATTGTTGTAATAGGTGATGTAAAAGGTATAAATGGAGTGAATGTTATATTTTGGTTTGGTGTAGAGCCTCCTGGAATTGCGCTTATGTCTGCTTCTAATTCATCCAATGCTGTTTTAACATTAGTTGCAGATAGACCGCTATCTGTATTATCATAAGTTGTTGATTCTGCAGTAGAACTACCAGAAAAATTTCCAATCACCTTTGGAGTCTCTTCTGCATTATACGTATATAAAATATCCGTATCTTCGGCGTAATAGGTATCACCAGATGGAAGTGTTTCTGGCTTGTTGGCATCTAAGCCATTGTATTTTTTTGTATTATATTGTCTTAAAAATGCCATTTATTTATTTATTTAATTAAGTTTGAGTATATCACTCTATTAATATTTAAAGGTGATATAATAAAGCGGAAAATTAATTCCGCCTTATTTAATTTTACTTATTTTTAAAAAGTTCTCATTATATAAAATCTCCACGCTTCCGTATAAATTTCTTTTTTCTTAATGCTGATCTTTTCGGTTCTTTTTTTGGATTTTTGACTGGAATTTTACTATTAATTCCATATCTCATAGCAGCCAAACAATCAGGCTCATGAGGCAATTTACCTTTTTTGTCCCTTCTGAATGTCATATAAGCATAATATAAATCAGAATCTGTTCCTCCGACTAATACAATATTTTTATTTATGACTTTCTTTATTCCCGCTTCTACATTTCCTTTTAGTGCTTTTCTAATTCCAGTAAATCCACCAGATCTTATTTCTGATATCAAAAGTGGCATTGCTGAATCTGCATAAATCCTAGCATTAAATGGAATATCACTATTCCTTAAAGCTGATAAAGTTTTCTTTATAGATTGCTTAGCTTCAGAAAACATTTCTTCAACAAAATACATATCATCTAAATACGTAATTTTAATACATGAAGTTTTATCTTTTCCCCCGTATCCAAAATCTAGTCCATACCAAACTTGCCCAGGCTCTTTCATATAGGGATAATGCAACCAAGCACCGTAAATTCTCCCTTCAGCTTCTAATGTCCATTCCGCTAAAATTGTATTAGCATAATAAACTGGATTTGTTTTCTCCAATCTTCTATATTGATCAATTGTAGACTGTGCTAAATTATCTAAATTATCTAAATAAGTACTATGAATAAACATAGTATCTATAAATCTATCTGGTCTTGGTAAACCTTGATCAAACCATTCTCGATGTATCCAGCTCCCAATTGAAGTAGTTGGATTATACACCATAATTATTTTCAATGGCTTTCCTTTCATACGAATTGATTCATCAATTTTAGAAAATGTTTCGAAATCTTCGATCTCTTCTGCTTCTTCTATTATTAATGTAGTTATTCCTGAAAGTGATTTAAGTTTAGCGGTCTGACCACTTGTTGTTCTAACTCCCTTGAAGGAAATTGTACTTCCTGTTCGGATATTTGTTATTAGATTCTTTTTTATTCTAAAGTCTTTAGCTTTTCCTAAAACATGAATTGCTGTCGTTACATCCGCGATTACACTGTCATCGGCTGTTGCCATTACTTGTCTTAAGTATAATATTCTATGTTTGTGTTTTGAGTACGTCTTTGTGACAGCCGCCACAGAGACTGTAAAACTCTTTCCCGATCCCCTTCCTCCGAAAATTTGATAATATCTGGGATCTCCCACATTATCTGAAAAAATTGGTTCAAATAAACTGTTGAGATTCAGTTCCTTTCCTTGAACTTCTCCTTTCATAATTTTCCTTTTTTTATTTTTCTATAAGTACAATCCATAAATCTAGGTTTTACATTGTATTTTTTACCTAAAATTTGGAACATACCATAGTATTTGTCTGTATTTTTTATCTCA